CAACCCAGCTCGACAGCCTCGCGCGTGAAATCGATCGCATGCGCGGGGAGGACTAGATGACTATGTTGCGGATGGGATACACCGTCGAAGCGCATGAGGATGCGTCCGGGGATGCGCCCGTGTGGTTCGCGCGCGTGCGAGAACTTCCGGGATGCATGACGGAAGCCGACACCTTCGAGGAAGTCGGCCCGATGATCGAGGACGCTATGCGCCTGTGGATTGAGGCCGCGCTTGAAGCTGGAATCACAATCCCTACAAAAAATCCGCCCACGATGGGGCGGTAGGTTCTAGCCACAAGTGGCGCATGCCATACGGTCAGTTTTCGAACCGAATGAATGATATCCCATACGTCAACCAGCTCGACAACGCACCGCGTGGCAACGACTGCGGGCCTGCATGCGTGGCGATGCTCACTGGCAGCGTCAACCCAGCGCTGGCCACGGCCGCGACCGTGAATGACTTGTCGAAGCGGTTCGACGCTGCGCAAGACGGCACCACGGCGCGCGACCTCGTGCGCATGGGCGAGTATCTCGGCATTGACCTTGTCGCAGACACGTCGGCACCATTCCCCTGCATCTCGCTGGTGGACTATCGCATGCTCCCGAGACGCTACCAGGTGAACGGCGATTTCGCGCATTGGATCGTTCGCCTCTCCGACACCGTCTATCACGACCCTCTCTATCGCGGCGATCGCGGCGCAAACATCGTCACGACGAAGGCCGTGCTTGACGCAGCGGAACAAGCCGCGCGCCGATGGTCGTCCACCATCCCGAATCGAGTCCGTCTGAAAAATTCTATGACTCAAACCTCCGGAAAGGCTCTCATCACCGCGACCGAACGATTCCGCGTCCGATCCGCGCCGAGCACGTCGTCGGGCACGCTCACCGGGTACTGGCTCCAGCCCGGCCAGCTGTTCGACGTGATCGGCACGACGACGGCCGAACGCTACACGTGGGGCAAGGTCAGCGTCACAGCCGGCTCCGTCGTCGTGGGGGACGGCTGGGTACGCGGCGACGGCTGGCGATGGGTGAACACGCCGACGCCTCCACAGCCACAGCCTCCGACGCCCGTGCAAGACTGGCAGCATGCGAAATACCTGCTGGGCGTCTCGTGTCTGAACGACGGCGATGCGGGCATGGACGCTCTCGCGCGCGGATGCCGCAGCGTGCTGTTCATGGACAACCTGATGGGCGCAGCAGCCGCGGCGCGTCAATACCCAGATGCCATCATCGCCGCGCGCTTCTGGTTTCAGAATGCTCCCGACCCGTCGTGGCTCGCCGATCACGCGGGAGCCGGTCTCGCCAACATCCCGTCCAACATGTGGACGACGTGCGCCAACGAGTGCGACTGGATTTGCTACGGAACTCCCGATGAGCTGCGCCGCCGCTTTGAGTACGAGCGCGCTTTCTGTAACGCGATGTGGGCGAAGAACCCGTCTCGCAAGCTCGTCATCGGCGAGTTCTCGCACGGCACGCCTGACATCACGAATCCCGCGATCGTGCAGACGTTCAAGGAAACTTACTACGCCTTCGCACAGCAGAACGCCGGGCGCGTCCGCATCGGATGGCACCTCTACACGAAGGGCAAGCGATTCGCCGACGCTCCTCCCGCACAGGCTGAAATCATCGCGCCTGAATGGTACGAAGGCCGTGATGCCTCGTTCTGGGCGCAGTGCGGGGCAAGCAAGAGCGTAGTCCACTTCTGCGGAGAAACCGGCGTAGAGGCTGGCTCTGGCGGCTTTGCTTGGGCGGGATACAACGACGACCAATTTGCGAAGTGGTGCTCGTGGTGGCTCGACTACCGGCGCAGCAGGCCGGTCGTGCTCAACGGCGCGTGCATCTTCCAGTTTGGCTACCATCCCAACTGGCAGGGATACGACGTGCGCCGATTCGCGGGAGTGCTCGAAGACTTCTGGAAGGGGCGACGATCGTGAGCAAGCGCGAACCGTGGCGGAATCGCATCATTGGGCACGGCGAACAGCCTGCGATCTCGTTCATGGCCAATCCCTTGAACTGGCGCATCCATCCGAAGGCGCAGCGTGACGCGCTCACTGGGATCCTCGGTGACGTCGGCTGGGTGCAGTCTGTGATCGTGAACAGGACGACGGGCAACGTCGTAGACGGCCATGCGCGCATTGAAGAAGCGTTGAAGCTCGGCGACGACACGCCTGTGCCGTTCGTCGAAGTGGAGTTGAGCGAAGAAGAGGAGCAGAAAATCCTGCTCACGCTCGATCCAATCAGCGCACTGGCCGCAGCGGACAAGGCGAATCTACAGGCGCTCATGGACTCCGCCTCGTTCGACAGCCCTGCGCTGAATCAGATGCTGGCAGACATCGCGGCTGACGTTGGCCTTGTCATGGACAACGCCGCCGATGCATCGCAAGCCGAACAGGAGCAAGCACCTGTCGGAGAGATGGCGTTGTCCAGCGCGTTCGACATGGTATTCCCATCGGACAACGACTGGGGAATCCCGTCCCTTCTCCCGCAGGCAAAGATCGCCGGCTTGCCAATGCCGTGCGAACGATGGGGACGATACGCTCGCGGATCGATCTGCACCGGCACGTTGCACTTCTACACCGACGACGCGCGCTTCGAGACCATCTGGCAGACGCCAGAGAAGATCGCAATGAGCCAGTGCAAGGCGATCATTGAGCCGAACGTCAGCACTGGCGATATGACGCCGCGCGCCTTTGCTCTTTGGGGAATCTACCGCAAACGATGGATCAGCCGTTGGTGCCAGCAATACGACATCGCGGTATTCGTTGATCTCAACGTAGAGCCGCAGTTCCGCGAACTGAACATGCTGGGCGTCCCACGCGGATGGCAGCACTACGCCACACGCGGGTACGACACGCGGTTCGAGCTTCTTGATCTAGACTACGCAATGGCAACAGAATACGCCGCCGGGAATCCAGTGGTGTTCGTTGTTGTTGGTGGTGGGAAAGCCACGCACGAAAAGTGCAAGGCCGAAGGATGGATTCATGTGCCGCAGGAGGCGCATGCCATCGAAGGGAGGTATTCCGATGGGTAGAGGTGGAAGCAGTGGTGGACGATCTGGTGGAAGCGTAGCCAGATCTTTGCGTTCTGGCGTGCGTGAGGTTTCTCCGGGGCGCTTTCGTGTGCCCGGGCTTGATCGAACGTTCACAAGCCGTGCGGCTGCAACTAATGTAGCAGAAGCTCGCCGCCGTCAGCAGAGAAGCGCGGCAACTGGCACGCTGTAGTTGTGAGCATCGCCGTAGTGTTTGCGCATTGCGGCGATGCGTACAGATTGGACAGGTAAAAAATGGCCTACAAGCTGAAGAAAAAGGAGGTTGAAGCAAAACTCCGAGAACTGTCTGGGAACATGTTCGTAACGGCGCAGGCGCTGGGAATTTCTCGCCAGACGCTGTATTCGTTCGTCAAGAAGCATGGCCTTGAAGACGTCGTGCAGGAAGCGCGGGAATCCATGACGGACATTGCCGAGACCTCGCTGAAGCGCGCGGTGATCAACGGCGAGGCGTGGGCCGTGTGCTTCACCTTGAAGACGCTTGGCAAGTCGCGCGGATACGTGGAGCGCGTGCAGCAGGAGATCAGCGGACGAGATGGGCAGGCAATCGAAATCAAACCTACAGTCTTCGACCACGGCGCCGCCGTTGCCTCCCTTGCGGCCCGATCAGCTGAGCATTATCGCGAACCCGGCGAAGTTCAAAATCGTGGCGATGGGACGCCGGTGGGGTAAGTCATTCATGGCAACGTCCTACGCTCTCTCCTGTGCAGACCTCGGCGCTACTGTCGCGTGGATCGCGCCGACGTACCGCAACAGCCGCCCACTGTGGCGCGCTGCGGAGCGTGCCGTAGCGCCAGTGGCTCACAAGCTCACCGTGCGCAGGAGTGAGCGCGAAATCGTATTCCCGTCTGGCGGATCGCTGTTCGTGTATTCGGCCGACAACCCGGACGCGATGCGTGGCATGTCGTTCGACCTCGTCATCATCGACGAGGCGTCACGCGTCTCCGAGGAATCGTGGACGGACGTAATTCAGCCGACGCTTGCCGATCGTGGCGGACGCGCGATGCTCATCTCGACTCCGGTAGGACGCAACTGGTTTTACCGCGAGTGGCTGAAGGGCCGTCAGCACTCGGAACGCATCGCATCTTTCCAAGCGCCGTCATCCGCGAATCCAATGCCGACGATCCGCGAGGCATTCGAGCGCGCGCGGGAAACGGTGAGCGATCGCACGTTCCGACAGGAATGGCTTGCCGAATTCGTGGACGACGGCGGAGGCGTGTTCCGTTCAGTCACTGACGCAGTGCGCGCGAAATCGTGCAGTTCTCCGAACACAGACCATACCTACGTAGCCGGCCTCGACTGGGCGCTGTCGAACGACTACACCGTGCTCACCGTCATCGACCAGACCACGCGTGAGGTGGCGCACATAGAACGGTTCACGATGATGGACTATGCGGCGCAGCGGGCGAGGATCCACGCGGTGTGCCAGCGATACAACGTCTACCTGGTGGTGGCCGAATCGAACGCGATGGGCAAACCCAACAACGACGAACTGCGGCGCATGGGCGTGCGCCTGCGTGATTTCAACACGACGAATCTCAGCAAGGCAGCGGCCATCGAATCACTCGCCGCCGCGTTCGATCATCGTGAGATCGGCATTTACGATCACCGCGAACTCATCGAAGAGCTACAAGCCTACGAGGGATCGCGTCTTGATAGCGGAGCCATGCGATACGGCGCGCCTGACGGCATGCACGACGACATGGTCATGTCGTTGGCTCTTGCATGGCAGGCATGCGGGAGCCAGTCAATGTGGGGGGCATAGGTATGGGAATACTCGATAGACTTTTCGGGAGGGATGAACCGGACGCTGTCAAAGCTCTGGAACGTCCGACGTGGTGGTCGAACGTCTGGAACACGGAAGGCGAGGACGGCAAAGACGAGTACGGCAATTCCCCCAGTGGCCGTATCGGTGCCGTTGAGTCCAACGTGTGGGCGTACAACTGCGTCAAAGCGCGCATGGCAGCGGTGGCGCAGGCTCCGATGAAACTGTATCGCGGATACGACGACGACAAGGAAGAGATCACGGAGCACCCCGTGCTCGACTTGCTCAGCAAGGTGAATCCTCTCAACCTCAACGCGCTTTCTTTTCGCCGCGGCATTGAGCAGCAGCTGTCGTTGCACGGGCGATGCTTGATTCAGAAGGTGAAGGGCACGGGCGGAGTGCAGGAGCTTTACATCCTGCCGATGAACTACGTTGAGATCGTGCCAGATGCGCGGCTGTGGATCGCGGGCTTCCGTTGGCTTCCGACCAACGATTTCATTCCGCGCGCCGATGTCATTGACATCAGCTACCCGGCGCTTGACGGCAGCGTCGAAGCAGACAGCCCGACGGCCGTTGCGCTTGACGCGATCAACCGCTACAACCTCGCGGACAAGGCGCAGGCCAGCATCGACCGTCGCGGCGGGCAGAAGGGCGGCATGGTCATCCATCCGCAGGGAACGATCGCGGCGGACTTCGAGCGCATCCGCATGGCGTGGGACAGGTGGCGTAAAAACCCCGACAACGCAGGCCGAGACATGCACGTGTCGAACGGCTTCGAGTACGTGGCCGATGCGTTCAGCGCGGTGGAGATGCAGCGAGAGGAGCGGCTGATGCGCATCGCCAACGAGATCATGGCACCGTATGGAGTCCCTCCCGCGATCGCTGGCGATTACAAGGACGCCAGCAAGCTGGCGAACGCGGACGCACAGCGGAAGAATTTCTGGGAATCGTTCGCGGTTGACGAGTTGAAGTTGATTGAAGAGGAGCTGACGTTCAGCCTTCTCCACGCCGAATATCCCGGCAGCGAAGACCTGTATTTCGAGCACGACCTGTCGGACATCGCTGCGCTTCGTGAAGATGCGGACAGCCGCGTGAATCGCGCCATCGCGCTCACGGCGGCGAACCTCGCATCCGTGAACGAAGCGCGAGACCTGGTGGGCCTCGACATGAGCGAGGATCCGGCTGCGGATCGTATCCTCATGGAGGCTTCGCAGGCTGACGTTGTGGCGGACCCCGCACCGCTCATCGCCATCGTCGATCAGCGCAACGCCGGCACGATCACGGACGATGCGGCGTCTACGCTTCTGCGGATCGCTGCGCCGAATCTCACTGATGAGCAAGTGGCATCGTTGCTCACGCGATCCGCTGCGCCTGCGCCGGAAGCTGCGCCTGTGGAGGACGAGGACGACGACGAGTACGACGATGAGATGGACACGTTCGATGCGGAGGACGATGCGATCGAGGCGGAGATCGACGCGCTACTTGCCGATGAGCCGGCGAAGGCCGACCGCATGTTCGACGAGTCGAAGATTGAACGGCAGGGCGGGAAGTTTGCGCCGAAGGGAGCGGGTGATGATGGCGCGCCTGCCACTGCCAAGCGCAAGCGCGTGCTCTCGCCAGAGGCGAAGAAGCGCCAGCAGGAACGGCGCGTCACTCGCGCGCGAGAGGTGGAGTCGCGCATGAAGTCCGACATTCAACGCCTTGATGAAGCGCGCGCGAACGCAGACGACAAGCTGGGGAAGCGCATCGATCGCTTGAAGGCGCGATTGCAGCAGCGGCTCACCGATGCCACGACGATCATTGAGAGCAACGGCACCACTGTGCCCAAGCGCAAGCGCACGAGCGCGGTAGATCGTCTCCTGGGCTCGCGCGAAGAGCCTGCGTCGGTGCCGTCTCCCACGGACTCGCTGCCGACCGTGAAAGCGGTTGACGAGAGCGTAGATGATCCGTGGGCACCTCCGGCCGCAGTACGCAAAGCGGCGGAGCGCGGGCTGGAGCTTCGCCGCGAGTTCAACCGAGGCGGGACGGAAATCGGCGTGGCGCGCGCGCGTGACTTGTCGAATGGCAAACGCATCCCCCCGCAGACCATCAACCGCATGCTGTCGTATTTCGCCCGGCACGAGGTGGACAAGAAGGGCGAGGGATGGGGAGACGAGAACAACCCTAGCGCCGGTTACATCGCGTGGCTGTTGTGGGGCGGGGATGCCGGATGGTCGTGGGCGCGCGGCATCGAACGCGAATACCCTGCCGAGGTCAAAGCCTTTCCATACGTTGATCCCGTCGGCCTGGTAGCGGAGACCATCGACGGCGAGGAGCTGGGCGTCATCGATGCGCTGCACCGTGGTGGCGTGCACGACGGCGTGAAGGCGTCGGTGAAATCGCCGGTGTTCACGATCGCAGGCAAAGCCTACGCCGCCGATGAAGTGATGGTGAGACATGCCTAGTCCGATTCAAGTGATGCTTGTTCGCCCCGAGAAATTCAAAAGGTACACGGGCGCACTGACAGAGGGCAAGAAGAAGGCGCTCGCCTACGCGCTTGAAGAACTCGACAAGTACGGCCGTGCGCAGGTGAAGCAAATCCAAGAGGAAGCGCCGGAGAACAAGGGCTTGTTCGCGCAAGGGTTCACGTACAGCGTGAAGAAGAGCGGGCCGCAGCTGGGCGAACTGCGCATCAATTGGTATCCCAAAGACCGGCCAAAGAACTTGCTGGAGTGGCTTACGTTCGGCACGGGCATCCACGGGCCGAGGCGTCATCGCATCGTTCCTAAGGCGGTATGGGCCAATGAGAAGCGCGTAAAGGCCGGCAAGAAGCCGAAGGCCATCCCAGCCAAGAAGCGCGTGCTCGCATGGCAAGACCCAAACACCGGCAAGTGGATCCGCGCGTCTAGCGTCGCTGGCATCAAGCCGAACGACTTCCTGCGCCGTGCATGGTATGAGCCGGAGATCGCGCGAATGCGCACATCGCTGGGCTTCAACGTCGGCAAGCTCATCCGCGAGCTGATCATTCAGAAGAGCAACCGCGCATGATGGTTTATGATGTGAGAGGGAGGTAGAACAGATGTTCGTATCGGATGCGGTTAAGGCGGCAGGGGAGTTGTCCTTAGACGTGCTGGGCCTCCCGTTCGGGACGGATCGGCAGGGGCAGGTTTTCGACCGGAATACAGACATCGGGCTGGAACCCGGCGACGAAGTGCCTGCGCTTTACTATCACGGCTTCGCTGAGCGTGCGGCCAAATCGGTCAAGCGCCTCGGCAGGGCCATCTACAAGGGTGCGAGCGATGCGGGGCACATGTTCCGCGTTGAGCTGGATAGCGCGCACGAGAAAGCACGAGCCGTGTATGACGCGGCCGTGGCAGGCAAAGCGCGCGCATCCAGCGACAGCAGCACGCACCTGGTGCGGCCACACGGCATCGTGGGGAAACCCGGGCGTGTGTCGTCGTGGCCGATTTTCGCTTTGTCCCTGATGGATGCAGAGACGAGCGACGCAGCAGTGAATCCACGCGCGGTTGCAATGGCAGCAGCCAAAGCGTTGATTGATGTGATCGAGGAAGAGGACGCGGGCGCAGACGCCGCCGTCAAAGGTGGGAAGCCGTTCAACTACAAGAACCGTGAACGACTGCTCGCAATGAAGGCGACGCTGGACGAAATGCTCTCCCAGATCGACGAGGCCGACATGCCGTCGGCAGAAACTGAAACAGTGCAGCAGGAGCCCATCGTGTTTAGCGGTGGCGCGCCTGCGGCAAAGGGGGAACCCATGTCCGAGGAAATCAAGAACGAAGTGCAGGCCGATCCGATCGCGGAGATTCGCGCGGAGCTTACTGCGGCGAAGGCCGATTTCGCTAAGCTCAACGAGGAGCTTGTCAAGGCGCAGCGTCCGTCCTTCAGCGTGAATGTGGGCGCACAGCCCGACACCTCTGCGGCGAAGGCCGAAGAAGCTGCGAAGGCGTTTGAACGGTTCATCCGCACCGGCGACCTTGCTGCGAAGGCGGTGATGAACGAGGGCACGGCTGGCGAAGGTGGATACCTCGTCCCGACGGCCTACAGCAACACGCTGGTCACGGCCATCAACGAGGCTTCGATCCTGCGCCGTGCTGGTGCTCGCGTCATCACCGTCAACGGCACCAATTCGTTCCGCATCCCGGGGCTGACGAACAGCACCACGGCCGCGATCATCACGGCTGAGAGTACGTCGTTCTCGCAGATTGTGCCGACCATCACTGAGGTCGAATTCGTGCCCTACAAGCTGACGGCGCAGTCGAACGCGACGGATGAACTGCTGGCCGACTCGCGCATCGACGTGCTCGGGCAGGTGCTCCAGCCGGACGCGGTCAATCGCTTCATCAAGGCGGAGAATACGTTCTTTGCGACCGGCACCGGCACGGGCCAGCCGCAGGGCGTGATGGTTGGTGGCACGGTCGGCGTCACTGCCGCCGCGACGAACGCCATCACGGCCGACGAGGTCATCGACACGTTCCACAGCCTCGCCACGGAATACCGCGACAATGCCGTGTGGCTCATGAATGACGCGACGCTGAAGGTGATCCGCAAGTTCAAGGAGAACGGCAGCACCGGCGCGTATCTGTGGCAGCCTGCGCTGTCCGCCGGCCAGCCGTCCACGATTCTTGGACGCCCGGTGTACACTCTGAGCACGGTTGCCACGATTGCCACGGCAAAGAACGTCATCGCGTTTGGGGACATGTCGTACTACTACATCGCCGACTTCGCGGGTATCACGTTCCGCCGTCTGGTGGAGCGGTACGCCGACATCGGTCAGGTTGGCTTCCAGTGGTACAAGCGCCTTGACGCGAACGTGATGCTGGGCGCGGCCATTAAATACCTGCGCACGGCCTAGTGACCATCCCCCATGCGAACTGCCTTAATTCTCCCCACGCTTGGACGACAAGATCAGGCCGCGAAGTGCGTAGAACAGCTGCTGCGCACTTCGTCGGCTGACGTTGTGTTAGTGATGCCCATCGGTGAATCGCTCAGCGCAACTTGGCTAGACACATACAAACATCTGCTGAATCATCCACGCATGCAATGGGCAACGTACGTTCAGATGCAGATGAACGCATCGGAGGCGTGGAACTATGGCCTGTCGATGGCCGACGACTACGAA